GTTTCCTCTGCTTATCCTGGCTACAGAATCTCCCACGCTAGGGGCGATTGCGTTACCGTTCTATGGGTTTATCAGCGCAGTACTTGCGTCCTACTTTGGCTTTGCTACCTACGACGACACGCATGGAAAACAATAAAGAAAATAAAGATACGCTAATGGGCGTACTCACTTACATTGACTCGCCTTTTAAGTTGATTGTGGTCTTGCTGCTTGGCGTGATTGGTTTCATAGGCTACTTTGTTTATACCCACCAAGGTGTGATGGTCGGAGCATATCTGAAAAGCAAAGAGCTACCCAAGCTAGACGAGAGTAGGTTTGATATTGCTGCGTCTATGCTGTTTAGAGAAACCAAAGCTGACATTGTTTCTATCTTCGCAGTTGATCCAATCCTAAACAAGCGTGTACTCGTAAGGGCGTATGCCAAAGACGGTGGTAGGCAGAAGCTATTGGAAGGCACAAATGTGGGTCTCTTCTCTGGCAACCACAGCAACAACTCTGATGTCATCCGTCTAATGGCTGGCGAAATACCATGCGGCGCTTACCTGCAGCCGCAGTCAGAAGCAGGCTTATGGTATATCCACCAAGGCGTTCGCTACACTTGCAGGGTATCTGTTCCCCCTGATATAAATTCTTTCATAGGGCAGGTGACAGTTGGTTGGGCGGGTGAGCCAGACCTTGAGTATTCTCGGTCTATCATGGAGGTTGTTGCTCGTGGACTGGTGCTACAAAAATGATTCTATACGCCAAGATTGCTGCTGTTGTAATTGCTATCGGTCTTTCCTACTGGGCTGGCTATGATCGTATGCGTGACAAGCACTTGCTGTTTGTCGCTGAGGTCAAGGCTGTTGGCGAGGCACAAGAGGCTGCAAACAAGAGCGCTGTTGAGATAGCGGAAGTCATAACTGAAGGGGTTAAAGATGAGTATGAAACTAGGATTGCTGCTCTGCGCCGTCAGTATGCTGGTCGGGTGCAGCAGTGTAATACCAGTGGGAGTACAGTGCCCACCGTTCCCAAGCCCGCCTCCCGCATTAATGGAACCGCCGACGACCCTGCCATTGTTGGGCTTTGTGCTGAAGAGACTGCAAAGCTAGTCGCATTGCAGAAGTGGATCAAACTTAATATGGAGCGTTCTAAATGATTACTCGTGAAAACCTACTCGCAGTTACTACCCCTGCTCAGGCAGACAAATGGCTTGATGCACTCAATGCAACTGCCGAACAGTTTGAGATCAACACGCCAGACCGTATTGCTGGTTTCTTGAGTCAGTTGGCGCATGAGTCAGCAGGGTTTACCGCCACGAGCGAGAATCTCAACTACTCTGCCGAAGCCTTGTGCCGAGTATGGCCTTCACGCTTTAACGCAGGCAACTGCCAAGAGTATGCACGCAACCCAGAGAAGATTGCCAACAAGGCATACTCCTCACGCATGGGTAACGGCGACGAGTTGTCTGGCGAGGGTTGGAAGTACCGTGGTCGAGGTCTTATTCAATTGACTGGTAAAGAAAATTACACTCGCTTCGCTGCTGCCACAGGCGTAGATGCCGTTGAGAATCCTGAGCTTGTTGCCGAGCCCACATTGGCAGCGCTGTCGGCAGGTTGGTTCTGGTCAACCAATGGACTCAATGCGCTTGCCGATGCCAAAGATATTGTTGGCATGACAAAGCGCATTAACGGCGGGACACATGGGTTGGATGACCGCCAGGCTAAGTACGCAAGCGTTGTTGCGTCCATGCCTGTGTAGGTTTACTTCTTGATGGGATAGTCTAGCCAGCCATAGCGATAGCCTATCTCAAAGGCTTGGCGTAGTGACATGGTAGACAGCATGGCAGGTGAGTGCGCATTGATAAACCGATCCGCCTCATCTGCCGCACGCTTCTCTGACTCTATGCGCTGCTGCTGTTTTTGCATCATGTCAAAGTGCTCATCTTCTGTCATGCTGACTCTCCTTGTATTGGGTTAAGTAACCAAGCTGCTGCCACGTCAGGGTGCGGCTTAAAATTATGCATAAATTTTTGGTGCTCTAAGTGCTGCTGCCTGTAGTCTAGCAAGTGCATATCTCCTTTTGGTGTTCTGGCCTCCACCTTGTTTGACTGAACTCGTGGTGCGTTGGCTCCTCTGCCGAGTTTAAATACACGAGCAGCGCTGCGACCACTAGCTAGCCTCCATTCCATCACATAGGCACGCTCTATTTCTATAAAGCGATCCACTGCACCGACCACTTGCAACTCGGTTAGCCCTGCGTGAACAGCAATATCTCTAGCAGTCGCCGCACCAAGCTGTTCAAGTGCTGTGTATACCTTGATCTGGACAGCGCCAGTCAGGTTTAAGTCTCTAGATTTCATTTATTTTTCTCCGCAATAATGACTTTTGCTAACTTGTCCCACGCATCGTCCCATTCTGCTGTGTCGTTAGCGGCACCAAGTTCTTTTGCCAAACTTATCAACAGTCTGTTGAGCTCTGTCAGCCTATTGATCTCGTCAATCAAGGGTTGTTGCGCTGCTGCAACAAACAAGTCTGGCTGCATCATGTCTCCCCCCTGTGTTTTGCAAGTGCTGCGTTAGCGATTTTTTTGACTACACCACCAAGACCGTTGGCATCTATGACCGACATGCAGGCTACCAAAGCCGCTGCTAAATCCTGATTTACGTCAGTCAACCTAAACACCTCTGCCTCACACTCTCCTGCCCATCGCCAGCCTTCACGCTCGGACTGGCGCAGCAAATCATCAGGTGTTCGCTCAACACTCAACCCACCAGACCGATGTGCCATGTCGGATGTGTCCCACTCAATATCCTGCCCGATGTCGCTGATCTCTTGCAGGGTAGCGTCTTTAATTTTGTCTGTCATGCCTTGTTCTCCTTGTCATGTGGTCGTGTTTTGGTATTGGCTTCACACTGTGCGCAGCGCCACCTGCGTGTAGTCTTGTGGTCGATTACCTTGCTGCCCTCAGTAACTAGCCTATGCGTCTGACAGGCTGTGCAAAATTTGCGTTCCATATCTCGCCTCAGTTACAAACTGTTTGTCCGTTGCCTGTGTACTGGCACAGACGCAGTGTGTTTTCTGCGCCTTGTGTGTTCACCAGGCTTTGCCCATTGCCAATGTCTTGCACGCTACCGTAGCGCCCAGTCTGCGGGTCATTAAATAACTTGAGCCCGTCTATTGGAGTCTGCGTCACGGTGGCTGGCACAAGCGAGGGCCACGACTGCTCACGCTGCTGCGGTGTGGGTGACAGCACACTCGTGCCACCCTCCCACAAAGACATCGGTTGCTGTGCGTGCGCTACCGAACAGAGCGCCATCAGGATTAGTGCTTTACGCATACGACCTCCTTGGTGGTGTCATAGCCATACGTCTTGTACATATCGTGCTTGGCTTTGATGTCAGGCTGCTCAGAGGCACGGACATAATTGTGCTCCTCAACCCAGCGCTTCTCAATATTGGTTTGGCTTGCGGGTATATATTTTTGGTTGCTCATGCCTGCTCTCCCATCAGTTTAGTCTTGCGTGCGCTATGAAATTGAATATGCAATACCTTGTCTTCCGTGTTCAGCTTGGCAAACATAGGCTCATTGGCTACACGCAACTGACTGAGCTTCTCCATGCGAGTCTCAGGCTTGAGTTTGGCTGAGTTAGTCACCTTATCGCACAGCTCCTCATACGCACGCTCCCACGCCTGCTGATCTGGACATACGAACGGCTCCTTGCCTGGCACAAATAGCGCCCAGAAATTATTGGAATCGTAGTCTGGCTCCACCACCTCCTCAATCTCGACCACCTCAAACACCTGAATGTCCTCTGCATCCTCGGCTGCTGCTATCTGGGCTGCGGCATTGGCTTGTGCCTCGGCGATTACGTCTACCTCTGGCTCTACCACAGGTGCAGCGATGGCATCTAATGGGTTTGCAGGCTTCGCAGGCGTGATGTCACGAGGCGCTTGCTCTGTGGGGTAGTCCTGTGCCTCTTCCGCTGTGATAAGCCCCTTGAGCACGTCAGCAAAGGCATCACGCAGGGCAAAGCCACGAGCACGCATCGCCATCATGCGCTTGGGGTACTGTGTCCACGGGCCTTGCTTGCCCCAGAGTCCAGCACGCTTGGCATCCTCGACACTAAAGCGCACCGTCACAGGCGTGCGACCACGGCGCTTGGCAATGCAGACTGCGATTGGGTTAGCTGTGCCTTCACCCTCAAAGAACTCTTGCACGTCCTCACACACGCTACTGGCCTGCACAAGCGCCATCGCTGCGTCACCGTACACACTGGGCTTGCCGTTAATCACGGCAATATTTTGTAACGCTTGCATGGGTGCAAGGCCGAGCTCTAATCCCCACTGCACACACACTAAGATATCTTGGGGTTTACCCTGATACTGACGGGGAACCATGCTGCTTGCTGCCAGGGTCTCTGAAAACTGCATGGCCTCTGCCATTGTCTGTGGTGCAAAGCCACTGCGGGTTACGATATTAGACATTAGATTTCCTTGATAGTAAGTGTTGACTGACGTGATACGGATGCGGGTTTCGCTGCGGTAATGCGTTCTGGCTGCGCTTTGTAGTGACGCATAGGCCATCTGATTTTGTAGAGACCTGTCATGCCTGTGGTGGCGTCTTGCATGAATGACTTGATCTTGGCTTCACGGTCAGAGATCAAATCAATGGCAGCCTTCATATCCTCTTTGGCTTCCAAGATTTCCTGCGCCCACATATCCACACGGTCATCCAGTGTGACGGGCTCGTCATCTTTACCTACTGCCCACACTCGGTCAGCGTCCTTGCTATCCTGTGGCGGGTAGTAGTCAATCGCACCCGTTGCCTGGTACGAATCTAGTTTTAACTGGAACAGCTCGACCTCTGCACGGATGCGCTCTTGTGTTGCCTCATGTACCTCGAACAGGAACACACGCAACTTAGTGCCACGGTAGAGCGTGCAGACTGCGCCCCACTTTGCCCCCACGATTGCCATCTGACCCTGCAACTGGATTGGACCACGCCACAACGGGGGCGAGTCCTCGACATCTTGCCCAGTCAACTTGGCTTCGAGCACGCCCATGCCATCAAGCACAATGCTATCTGCGCCCACTACGAATATGCCACGGTCTGGATCGGTCTCGACTACTAACCCATGCCCATCGGCTGTGCCATCAAGGCTGCAACACAGAGGCCACTCAGGATGAAATGACGCTTCAGTGTGGCTCAGTTTATAGGTGACCAGTCCCAAGCGCTCACACGCCTGCTGCAATATCTGATTCTCAAAGCGATTGCCCCAGTCTGCGGCCTCAATCTCTTTGTGCTCAGGCTCATTACCCTTAAGCGACTCAACACTCATGGTCAGCTCGTCATTGGGTGACGAGTATTTGGACAGGCCAAGCAAGCCTGGCAGACGTGATGCCGACATCATTGTGTTCGGCGTAAGTTTTCCCTCAGACATATTTAATTCTCCGTGTTTAAAATTAATTTGTATTCGTATAACCCGTTACTTGCATACCTACGCTCGACAGTGTGGCCACCGAACCGAGGCTTACGCAGGTGTCGCAACTGTGCGCTTACGCTTGCCTCTGGATCGCCCGTCATATGCGCTACAGCACTAAGCGTATGCCACATTTCATCCTGCATCGCCCACACTACCCTGTCTAACTGCTTACCAAGCCTTTTGTTGTCACGCTCTGGCACATAGTCAGCACCGTTGAATCTCACTTGTGTGAAGTCCATATCTTCTCTCCTAAGTCAGCGATAAATTTCCTACGCTTATGCGCAAGGTGTCTGCGTTCCATCCATGTCAAAAGTCCACCAATTGCCATGCAAACAGGCACAATAATTACAAGATAAAAAAGCAAGCTAATAATTTCCGACATATTTCCCCCAGATTTCCAGAATAAAAAATCCCCGCACCCTCACCTATGCAGCCCTGGCTAATAAATTTCTGACTTGTGACGTGTTCCAGATTGTCCCGCCTCTTGGTGTTTGTACGCCTCGGGCAGTAAGCGCTGCGCCTATTTCTCGCAGTGTCTGAGCGCCGCCCACGGTTTGAATATCCCTCACCACTGGCAATACCCGCAAGGCGTAAGCGCTTGCCTTGTCACTCATAGCCACAGCCCCAAGTGTGCCACCACGGGTAGGGCAAGGCGAGCCTAGACGCTTGCCGTTGCGCTTGGCCTGAGCCAATGCCGCCTTGGTGCGCTCGCTTATTTTCTTGGCCTCATACTCTGCGAATACCGCCATGATCTGCAAAAATACCTTGTCCGCCTCCGGCATATCTGCGCATATAAAATCTACGCCTGATTCAAGCAAGCCAGATATAAAGTGTACCGAGCGTGCGAGCCTGTCTAACTTGGCGATAATCAAGGTCGCTTTTACCCGTTTGGCATGGGCTAGCGCTGCGAGTAATTGCGGCCTATCTCTGCGCTTACCTGATTCTATTTCCTCATACTCTGCGAGAATCACGCCTTGCTTGGTGTAAGCCTGTACTGCATAGCGCTGCGCATCAAGGCCGAGCCCTGATACGCCTTGCTTATCGGTGCTCACACGGTAGTATGCTATGTAATTAGTCGTTGTCATTTTGTACGGCCCCTAGGTTTTCCACCTCATGCACCTCTAATTTGCCGTGCGTCCAGTCTGCTAACTGTTTAGCTTGCGCATCGTCTATTGCCTCGTCATCGTCTCTGGCCTCAATGTCAATTGTGATCTTGAGGTATGCAGTTATGCGGTAAGTGTTAAACGGCCTCATTCTGTCGCTCCTAATACAACCCGTAGAAATTTAATTACCTTGTCAGCGTCAAATTCTGAAGCGTCAGGGCTTTCTAATAGCTCTAACGCCTTCTCGCAACCCGTGCGCATAGCTGCATACTGCGCTAACAATTCAAGCATTTGATTAGACATGATCAGGCCGCCTTTACTTGTTTAATTATCCGGATAACTTTATGCATTGATACCCCATGCGCAGGATATGCAATAACGTCTACAGTCTTGTCATAACAGGCACGGCATCCGTTACACTTACCGTTATGTGAATAAGCCTCGCACAATGTCATACCGTCTTGCACGTCACCAGGCGTGGGGATTATCACGCTACCATGCAAGCCCTTTGTATATTCGCCTGTCACGCTATCGCTTGAAAATCGCACGCTTACATTAGGCAAGGCCGCCATTGTTTGCAATACGCCTCTAAACTTAGGGAATTTATGCATACGTGTGGGCAGCCAGTGACTAACCCAAGGCGTGCGCTGCATAACCTCTAGGATTTTCTCGGCGAGGCCAATATGGTACATATCGCCACTATCAAACCACCTAAAAAATCTGTCTTTGTTGAGCGCTGCGACCATGTCGTCAACCCATTCAAGGCGCTGCCAGTCTGTCTGATTATGCAGGCGTGGCGCTTTCACATTTGGGTAGCGATAATTACCCGTTGTCGCATAGCAACCCTTGCAAGCGTCAACCAATTCACCAGGCGATGCAATAGAGCCAGGGCAGGTATCAAGCGCCTGCAATGACCATGAGCGGATCCCGTCAAGTTTGCTAGTAATGGAAATCTTGATGCCGTGCGCAATTGGTGTTAGTTTTGTTTTCATGTTGTGCCCCTTAGATAAAGCAAGCGGCAATAATGCAGGCCGCAAACAGGACAACGGAAAGCACATCAAGAAAGTATGAAGGTTTAGACTGTTTCATTTAATAATCCCCTTTCGGTGGTTAATTCGGTATCAATGCGATACCGTAAACAGATAGTAAAGGCATAGCGTTTAGGCTGTAAACAAATACTTTTTAATCGGTTTGCATAATCTAATAGGCACAATCTATTGCGCTATGTTGTCTGCATATGGTATCAAAGCGATATTAGATTACAGGGGTTTATATGAGTGCTGATAACAAACCTTTCATTATTAGATTACGGCCTGATACTAGGGCGCTATTAGATGCGGCAGCTATTGACCAAAGGCGCAGCCGTGCAAGCCTGATTGACGAATTGATCCGGCAATCACTGACTGACAGATATACAGGCACGCAAACCCGCCTTAATGCGTTACTTGGCAAGGTATGAGAGCGAAGCGGGTAGATGTAAACCAAAGGGAAATCGTGCAAGCGCTGCGCAAGTGTGGCGCTGTGGTGCATGATCTATCAGGCGTGGGCGCAGGATGTCCTGACCTATTAGTAGGATACCGTGGCCAGACTGTATTGGTAGAGGTTAAGCGGGATAGCAAGGCCAAGTTTACGCCTGCGCAGGTAATCTGGCACGAGGCATGGCGAGGCGGCCTGGTGGCTAGGATTGAATCTATTGACGATGCAATAGCACTATTAAATGCAGACTGAATACGGTATTGAATACGATACGAATAGCGAGGATTGGCGGCGATATTGTGAGGCGTTGTATGCGCTTAGACTGCCTGACAAGATAACCAAGCGCAGCGCTAAGGTTGAGCCAGTCACCAAGGCGCTGTATTTGGCAAGGGTACAAGATAAGAGGGGCGAGACGGCAAAAGACACACTAAGGGGGGAAATGGTCAAAATATGGAAACACAGGCAAGCGAAGGCTTAACCCCTGTTAGTTTTGAATTACCGAAGCGCAAGCGCCGGATAATTGAGAAAGAGGCGCCACCAGATCGGCGCAAGTTTGCAGTCGTACCGATTAAGGCGATAGGTGATAAGCGCCTGCATAACTTGGCGATCAGAATACTAGTTTGCGCCTGTAGTTATGCAAACAGGGCAGGGATTACATGGGTTGGACAGCGCAGGATTGCACAGGATTTGGGTATACACCAGAGCCAGATTAGTAGGGAACTAGCTAAGTTAAAAGAGTTTGGTTATGTTGATCTGGTGTCTAAGGGGTTCAGGGGCAATAAAGGCGATACGATCAGGGTTGTATACGATGACAGTCTAAGCACTAGCGAGGCGATATCAATTGCAAGCGCAGGCCAGCAGGATGATTTAAGGCCACCAGAACAACGTAGAAAAGAGGATAAAGAGATGATGACACCAGAGCCAGAGATAAGCGAAGCGCAGGCCAGAGACAATCAAAAGAGGTTAGCAGAGATGATTAAGACGGCCTTTAAGACACCAATCGAAGCAAACAAACAAGTCTATAAACCCGTAAAAGGTGACACGATGACAGTCAGAAAGATGAAAGAAAGCATCCAGAAAGCGAAGCGAAAGCCTGTGGATAACCCTGTGGATAAGTCTGTGGATAACTTATCTAAGGATGGTTGCATTGATGACATGGGTGTCATCATAAACACAAAAGATATATGTAAAGATATAGTATATAAAGATAAGGTTAACAATAATAATGTTAACAATTTAAATGATAAGGTTATCAATGATAAGGTTATCACTGTTAACAATATATCTTTTGATAAGGTGTTAACAATAGTCTTAACATACGATGACGCACGCGCGAGGTTGAGTGAGGATGACATCGGGATGCTTGAGCGTTTGGCAAACGCAGGCGTGACGGAATCGGAATTGATGCAAGCGCTCGCAGATCATGCGGACAAGTCAACCGCCGCCATGTGTCGTGAGGTGTTGCTGTCACGGTGAACACAACCTAAACGGGCATATGGCATTTGAACAGCATGGAAATATGCGAGGTATGCGACAAGGGCAGGGGCTGGGGTGTATGCCTATTGCAGGCGTGCAAAGCAAAGGCAAGCACTCACGCAGGGAAGGCGACCATGCAAGCACCACAGGAAAGCGACCCCTTGCCCCCCACCCCCACACGGGTAGCGATGGGGTGCATAGCTCAATTTTTCCTAGGAAAACCATGAAATTATCGGGTGATCGAAATCAGTGTCGGATGTGTGGCGAGGCGTTTAACTCCACGACAGCTTTTGACAAACACAGGGTTGGCGAGTTTGGCGTAGACCGCCGCTGCCGAACCGCAGTTGAGATGCGTGAGATTGGGATGGTATTGCGTGAGAATGGGTTTTGGGTGGGGAGTATCAGGGATACAGATGTTGTTTCTAGACTTCGCCAGAGTACGAATTAGACGAGTTTAGTGGTAGGGTGCTACCTGCATATGGGTAGCCTAATTTAAACGCCTGAAAAGGGCTATGGAGAGTTTGATGGCTTATGAGATTAGACCAGGTCAAGGCAGTGCATTTGCAAACGAGGACAAGAAGGAGGACTGGCACGCTGACTTCCGTGGCAAGGTGTTGCTGCCTGATGGGAAGACGCATTACTTGGACATCACGAAGAAGGTGACCAAGGACGGCAAGACGTGGTTGGCAATCAAGGTGGGCAATCAGGTGGCTGCACCTGCGCCTGTTTACTCCGGTGCGCATGATGCGGCTAAGGTCAATGGGTTTCAGCCTGTTGCTGCACTTGACGATGACATCCCGTTCTGACCATGACTAAAGCCAGAGTTGCCAGACAGGTTCCGAGTCTGAACGGCTGGGGTGGGGTACGCTCCATCCAGCGCCGACTTGAGCGCTCGGAGACTATTGTCCACAACCGTGAAGCCGTTGCCTACACTTTGCTGTGTATGGCAAATACCAAGCTCACAGACATCATGTCGTGGGATGAGCAAGGTAATGTCAAGGTCAAGGCAAGCAAAGACATACCTGAACACGCTTTGCAAGCAATTAAGTCTATCAAAGTCAATGAGCGTACCGACAAGGACGGCAACACCACCCGTACACTTGACATTGAGCTCTATGACAAAGTGGGTGTACTCAGGCTGCTTGCTAAGGCTTCTGGTCTACTTGACTCACCTGATGACGGCTCTGACAAACCCTCTGTCATTGGTATCAATGTCCAAGCCCCCGAAGACATTGACATGAAAGAATAACCGGATATAACAATGGCTAAAACCAAAGAGGCATCCAGCAAAGAGCTACCCGTTGCTGGCTTGAATTTAGACTTCCGTAAGTCTCCGGTGGTCTACAAGTTCCTGCAATCCAATAAGTTTGTGCGTGGTCTGCTTGGGCCAGTCGGGTCGGGCAAGTCCTATGCCTGCGCCGCTGAGATCATGATGCGTGCCGTCAGGCAAAAGCCATCCCCTGTAGACGGTATCCGCTACACACGTTTTGCCATTGTACGCAACAGCTACCCAATGCTCAAGACCACGACCATTAAGACGTGGCTTGATCTCTTTCCTGAGAACACATTTGGCCCTATGTTGTGGACGCCACCTATCACCCACCACATCCGTTTGCCTAGCCGAGGGGACGCTGCGGGGATTGACTGCGAGGTCATCTTCTTGGCACTTGACCAACCCAAGGACGTGCGTAAGTTGCTGTCGCTTGAGTTGACAGGTGCGTGGGTCAACGAGGCACGAGAGTTACCCAAGGCGGTCATTGACGGGCTGACTCACCGAGTTGGACGCTACCCGACAGTCAGGGATGGTGGGGCGACTTGGAACGGTATCTGGATGGACACCAACCCAATGGATGATGACCATTGGTGGTATCGCTTGGCAGAGAAAGAGAAAATCACAGGCCAGTACGCTTGGGACTTCTTCTCGCAGCCTGGTGGCGTGATCGAAGCCGATACCGATATGCTGCCTGAAAACCCAGAAGCCAATGACCATATCTACTCGGCTGGTCGCTGGTGGCGTATTAACCCCCGTGCTGAAAACGTGAACAACCTGCCGCCTGGCTACTATATGCAAATGCTAGGTGGCAAGAATCTCGACTGGATTCGCTGCTACGCAGAGGGCAAGTACACCTATGTGCAAGAAGGCAAGCCCGTCTGGTCTGAATACGATGACAATATGATGAGTGGGGATGTGGAGTACGACCCGTCTGTGCCGCTGCAAGTCGGTCTTGACTTCGGTTTAACGCCAGCTGCGGTCATTGGGCAACGCCTGAGTAACGGACGCTGGACGGTACTGCACGAGATTGTGACTTTTGACATGGGGTTGGAGCGATTCGGTCAGCAGCTCCTTGCGGAACTGAACGCCAGATTTCCTAAAGCGCAGATTCTCATCTGGGGTGACCCCGCTGGTATGGCACGAGACGCTATTTATGAGGTCACAGCCTTTGATTTTTTACGCACACTTGGGCTTCGAGCCCAGCCTGCACCGAGTAACGACTTCAAAGTGCGCCGTGAGGGTGCTGCCGCCCCCATGCAACGCCTGATTATGGGTAAGCCTGGGCTCATTGTGGACAAACACTGCAAACTGCTGCGCAAATCCCTGTCTGGTGGCTACCATTTCAAGCGCCTAGCCATCGGTGCAGGGCAAGAACGCTTCAGAGACGTGCCCAACAAGAACGAACACTCCCACGTGGGTGACGCTTTTGGCTATCTTATGCTCGGAGGCGGTGAACACAGGCGTATGACTAAGACTCCATCGCTTACTGGGGGCGCTCCACTACAGCAATCACAGGCTAATACAGACTTTGATATTTTCGCATAGGTATCACGCAGCAATCATGGCTATGCAGGTGCAATAAACAGGCATAAAATCACGCATAGGATTTATTACTAGGGGAATATGATGCCTTTTATTGCATTAGCGACATTGGGTGCTGCGCTGTATACGACACGCCAGCAACAAATCTCAGCAGGTAGAGCCCGTGACGAGTCTATGCGTCAAGCCACTAAGACTTCAGAGCTTGTTGAAAAGCAGATTACGGCGCAGCAAGAACAAGCTAAGGTAGCTCGTGAGACATTGGCGTTTCAAGTCGAAAAGACTTCTGCCGAGCGTGCCAAAGTCGAGGAAGACGCTAAGAAAATGGCGCTTGATCTGGAAACTCAACAACGTGAGTACGCAGAAGGCGAGGCTACTCGTATGCGTCAAATGCGACGAGGTGGTGTGCGTTCGCTTTTATCGCAAGAGCGTCTAAGTCCAGAGTTGGGTCTTGGTTCATACAATGTCAACACATTCGGCGCTGGCGTAAGCGTTGGTCCGTAAGGAGTCGTCATGCCATTTAGAATAATTAGCCGAGCTCAAGCCGAGCGCCGTCAAGCCAGACGCAGCACCCGTCAAGGTTCTGAAATTAAGTCACTTGGCGCACGCTACGAGACCGCACAAAAGGCGGCTCGTGAGGGTTTTAGAGGTGAGCAACAAGGTTTGCTGTCTGATTTCCAACAAAAAATGGAAACATACGGCAAAGAGATGAGCGTCTTTGAGCAAAGCGCTAAAGACTTTCAAGCCAAAAGCGATGAGTACAACAAGAAGCTAGAGTCTTTCCAGCAAGTCACGCCATTGCCAGGCACCTTTACTGCGCTGCCTATTAAAGGCAAACCAGGAACGTATTTAACTTCTAGCAATATTAAGTCTATGGAAGAGGCTCAGGTCTATAACATGGATAGTGCGCTTGGCAAGGCGCTATCTGGTGTGGCAGGCGTAGACACAGAGACTTGGGCTCGTGATGGTGCGACTCGCATTAAGGGGTTTGACGCTGACAAGCTGCCAAGTAATTATGTGCTCAAGCAAACAGGGTTTTCTAAAGGTGGATACCAAGAGTTTCAAATTGCGCAGCGTGGCGCTGAAGACCCTGGTGAGTTTACTGATAAGTTTGAAGCTGCTGCACCTGAAGCGCCAGCGTATGAGGGTCCAGAAGGGCTGACCGAGAAATACTCTGCTGCGTTAAAGCAGGAGCAAGACTTCTTTGAGCGTGAGATTGGTGAACGTAAGCTGGCTTCCCAGCGTGCTCGTCGTAGAGTGGGTGACAGACCAATGCTAACTGGAGAAAGACCATGAAACAAGGACTATACGCAAATATTAACGCTAAACAAAAACGCATTGCTGAGGGGAGTGGCGAGAAGATGCGCAAGCCTGGTAGCGAAGGCGCACCGACTGACGCTGCGTTTCGTAAGTCTGCTAAAACGGCGATGAAGAAAAAGGCTAAGTAATGGCTATCACCGTAGAGCTTGAATCGCTCACTACCAAGTCACGCTTTGTCACGC